CTCAATCTCAGCGCGATATTCGATGTGGTCGAGCGCTGAGCTATTCGGTGGCGGGGCATTGATCAAACGGAAACCGACGTTGTTGCGTCGATAACCGCGAATTGCGGTAAGCACTTCAGCGGCACTGTTGTAACCGCGTGATCTGTGTTGTGGCTCGTGTAATTCGAACGGCAGCAGGTTGTCTTCAGTATCCCAAGCGATCGCGGTCTCCGCAAACGAGACCGGCTCATCGGTGTGCATCATGAACGTCGTGCAATCGAACGCCGTCTCGGTCGACCCGATCTGCCGCAGCAGCCAGCCACAACGCGCGCCCTTGGCGGATTTCAGCATTTCGGTGGTTTCTTGCAACGGCATCACCCTGCCGTCGGGGGCGACGGTAATGGAATTTTCCAGTCCCATCCGATGCCCAATCTCAAGCTGTCGACGCAGATGCGCCTCGTGCGAGTATTCGATCCATGTCGTGCGGTGTGGCAGTCGCGAAAAGTGTCGCATTTCATCGAGCAGCTTGCAGGTTCGCCGGCCGATGCTGTCCATGACGCGCTCGTTGAGCGTGCGTCCAAGCTCAATTTGGCGAAACGTCCGGCCAAACATGTTTTCAAACACCAGATCAACGTTGAACGCCGCCATCGAATCATCAAGCACGAAGCGGCGAGCCGCCTGCAGTGTGGCGCGCAATTCCGGATTGCGCGTCGCCTTGGCGAACGTCTCTCGATACAACCGATCGATCAGTAATTCGCTGGTCACAATATTTACTTTTCGGGAATGACAAACAGCGCACCGAGTGGCGTCAATTTCCAGGCGTCCATGCTAGAGCCGCGTTTGCTGTTGCGCCGCTGATTAGCCAGTTCGATATAATTGAATTTTTCCAGATCGGAAAAGCGCTGGTGAACATCGGCCTTGAGGACATCGGCCATCTCGTCCGGGGTCCAGTTTCGCTCGCGACGGCCATGCTGCATGGCGTGCTGCATGACGGCAAGAATGCGCCCGCTGGCGTTGCGCTGGGTCGGGCCGCGCGCTTCGGTACGACCCTTTTTCTCGGCGGCGAGATGTGAGGTCTCGCGATCGCCGGCACGGGCGTGGGTTTGCCTGAAAAGATCACTCATTTGTTTTATCCCTTTCCTGCTGTTGTTAGATAACGATGTCAGCAGCATCGATTGGCGTGCCACGTGAGAAACTGCGGCCCGATCTGTATGCGTCACACAAAAAGAATCGCTGATGCAGATTATTCAGCGTCTGCGAGATCGTCGATCATGACCTTGCGCAAGCCGCTGTCGATCAATCCAGCTTTTTCGGCGCGGCGCATGGCACCACGCGCGAGCTTGAAACCTTCCTTGCTGCCACGCTTTGGCTGCAAGGCGGTTCGGTTGCCGCCACCACCGCCGTTGGGCACGCGTTTGCGCGGCACTCGCAACGTGAACTCCTTGCCTTCAAGTTCGGGATGCTCCTTGACGAAATTCTTGTCCTTGTCTTCATCGTTCAGATCGACCCATTGCCCGGCGGAATGTTCATAAAGCCAGCCATGAGCTTGCGCTTGGGCTCGTCTGCCGCCGCTGTAAATCTCGTCGATTATGATCGCCTGCGACTTGTAGAACGCGGCCAGCACAACGTCGTGCGGAAACAGTTTTCGATTCCGGACGGCGGTGTCGGACAGATGGCAGCCAAACGACTGACCGGGTAAGCCCGCCATGGCGTCTGCGATGGTGCCTCGCAGAGTTACATTCTGCTTGGCTTCCGAAATACGCACCGCCAAAGGCAGTGATTTCTTGATGTTGTATTTGTTGACGCCAAGAATCACGTTGATGACCCGCTGCTTCTTTCGTGCCTGCTTAGCCATGTTGCTTCTCCTGTCGCATGGGGATCGCGCCTGCGCGCGTGGTCACTTCGTCGGCGATTTCGGTCCACTCATCGGCGCACTGTCGTGCCAGCGTGACTAGATCGGACGGCACCCTGAAGGTCTTCCAATCCTCACCGAATATCCGAGACCAGTACGCTCGCAGCGAAACGCCTTCGCCTGCCATGTTGCCGAGACTGTTGTGCCAGCGTTGTTCCGGCGTATCGCCTACCAGTTCGTCGTCATCGTCATCTTGTCCAGGACGTCCTGGACTCTTTCCCGCCCGCTGCTTCTTTTTTGCCTTCGTGTTCGCAGCCTGCAATTTTTTCAACGTGGTCTTACCTTCGGCTATTTGCATCAACACATAGGCCCAACTTTTTCCAATGCCGCACTGCTTGCGAACGACCTGTTCGAATTCTTTCTTGGTCCTGACCTTGCCTTTGATTTTTTCCCGGCGCAGCTCGATCAGCTTTTCTCCGGCGGCCTTGTAGAACTGCTCGGCTTGGTCGGTGACAGTGTCGCCTTTCTTCAGCAGCGTTTTAATCTCCTGAACGAGATTTGGCATGGCGCTGATCCTTTACTCTATGTACTCTTGCCAAGATTGGCATAAACTGTAACCTTTGGTAAAACAATGCGCAAGTCGTTCGACCACACCGGAATGGATTTGGCGCTAGCGGCAGTTGGTTCTCGTCACCAGCTTGCGCGCAAGCTCGGTCTCTCGCCAGCCGCTGTTCACAAATGGAAAGACATCCCCATCAAGCGTTTGCTTGAAGTCGAAGACATCACCGGCATTCATCGAAGCAAACTGAGACCGGATATTTTCAAAAAAATGGAGCGCTAAACAATGATCATCAAACCAGCGCTGCGAGCGCACGCCTTGCGGCGGAATGCCCGCGTCAGCAAGGCCCAGCGCGCGACGTGGCCACACTATGTCGGGGCTTCCGAGATCGGCTCGTGCCTGCGCCGAATTGGCTACTCCAAGAGCTTGGTGCCGAAGGGTGAGGAAAGCTGGGGCGCTGCTCAACGCGGTGCCACCTTCGAAGAAAGCTTCTGGGTGCCGGCGATGCGAGCGCATTACGGCAAGAATCTATTGTACGCGGGCAAGCAGCAGAAGAGCCTGCTGTACGGAAAGCTGCGGGCGACGCCTGATGGTCTGCTGATCAAGCAGCCGCGTAATGCGCTCAAGCTACTCGGCGTGCCCAACATCGGCAAGTCAGGCGAGATTGTGCTCGACTGCAAGACGCTTGATCCGCGCATCAATCTGGCGGTCCCCAAACCCGAGCACGAATTTCAGATTCAGACGCAATTGGCGCTGCTGCGCAAAACCACCAAGCATCGGCCCGACTACGGGGTGCTGAGTTATGTCAATGCATCATTCTATGATGACGTGGTCGAGTTCGCGATCAAATATGATGCCAAGGTTTTTGAACAGGCAAAGGCGCGAGCCGCTGCCGTGATGGCGGCCAAGCAACTCGGTGATCTCGCGCCGGAAGGCTGGATCGCGGGCGGACACGAATGCGAATATTGTCCATTCGCGGAACCGTGTCGCGCGCTGCGTGGTGACGTACCGGTGGTCAATAAATTATCGCCACCGAACAACATCAATCACGGACTGCTCGAAAAGATTATTGCGTTGGCGCAAGAAGAACGTCGCTATCACACCATTGCTGGGGGCGCTGAAGACAAACAGCGCAAGATACAGTACGAGATCAAAGAACTACTGCGCGCCCATGGCTTGAATCGAATCGCGCACGAGAACATTGTGATCATCTGGAGCCCGGTCAAAGGGCGGCCCGCTCTGGACATGCCGGCGCTAAAACTCGCGGCGATGAAATGCGGTTTTGATATCCAACCCTTCGAGACCGTTGGACAACCAACGGATCGGTTGGTTGTTACGATCAAGAGCCAGTTGCCAAGCCCAGCCAAAACAAATAATCCAGTCGTCGCTGATACTGCCAATTGAAATCTAAAATCGAAGTAGGCAATCGTAACTCACATTGAAGATGGAGACTCAAAGATGTCAAACGAGATCACCAACGGCCCGGCCCCGCTGCCGAATCCCTACGCGGAGTACAGCAACGAAATTAGTAATCGCAGCGGTATCATCGGACAATTGCTGCGCTTCACCAAGCATGGCGAGTACAAAGCCGGGCAAGATCAGGAGACGGTTCCTGAAGGCACCCGCATGCTGGCGCATCTGCCTTCAATGCGCAGAGGCTGGGTCTGCTGGAAAGACCAGCAACCGGTGCAGCAGATCATGGGGCTGGTCGCTGAAGGCTTCAAGCCGCCGCTGCGCGAAGAGCTTGGCGATCTCGATGAGGCTGAATGGGAGGAGCAAAATGGCAAACCGAAAGACCCGTGGCAAAAGACCAATCATCTGATCATGGCCGATAGTGACGGCGAGTTGTTCACGTTCACCACGTCATCGAAAGGCGGTCTTTCGGCGGTGGCTGAATTGTTGGACGCCTATGCGAAGCGATACCGGATGAAGCCCGACGAAATTCCGGTGATCGAACTATTAGCCAGGAGCTACATCCACAAGGACTACGGCGAAACCTTTGCGCCAAAATTAAAGGTCGTTGGTTGGACCCTGACTCCAGAAAGCTTCAAAGACGCGTCGCTGGCAATGCTGGAAGACTACAGCGACGAAACTTTGGAGTTGAGTGCTCTCATGCCCGGCAACGGCAACGGCGACGATGGTGAAGAGCCCGAGCCCGAGCCAGGACCAGGACCAGAGCCGGAGCCGGCCACCACACCAAGGCCGGTACTGCCGAAGCCCACGCCACAACCCGCGCAGCCGCACAGGGCGGCATTCCAGTCGCCGAAAGCGGCGGCCGGCAAGGTCAGCCCCAAGGCTCCGGTGAAACCACCCAGCAAGCCCGTGGGCCGACCAGCGGGCAAGGCTGGCAAGCCCGCCGGCAAGCCGGCTGCTGGGAAACGTTCGATCCGCTTCTAAACAAGGCTCGCTGCTGAAGATTGCCGGGGCGTCTACTGTTTGAAGGAGGGCAGCAAGACGTTCCCGGTTTTTACTATTTCGTGCATTGAAGAATCCCCTTAAAGGCGGCCCATGCGCGATCCCGAATTCACCTCTCTGTGTCTGCGTGCGGCGTTGCACTACGCCCGTGAATTCGATTGGAAGATGTTCCCAGCGCGCATGGAAGGCGGCAAGAAATATTCCTGGTTATCGAAGGCGCATGCGCCTGAAGGCCTGAACTGGGGGATGACGTCGAACCTTGAACAGTTGAGCAAAAACTTCTCGGTGCCGTTCTGGCGCAATCGCTGCGGCATTGGACTGCCGACCGGCGCGGTCAATCGAATATTCGTACTCGAATTCGACACGCCAAAAGGTCACGGCGTTGATGGCGCGGCGTCGTTGCAGCGGATGGAAACCGAGCATGGCAAGCTACCGTCAACATTGATGGGGCGCTCACCCACGGGTTCGGTGCATCGATTTTTCAAGCATCCCGGCCCGGGTTTTAAGGTCAAGAGCATCGATGCCGTGGCGGGCTATCATGGCGTCGACTGCAAGGGTGACGGCGGCATGGTGGTGATCCCGCCGAGCTTGCGCGCCGACGGTCCCTATGAATGGCTCAATGATGAGGAGATCGCGGACGCGCCGCAATGGCTGCTCGATCTGGTCAGCGGCGATGCGGCCGACACGCCGATTGACTTTGATATGGATGATCCGTTTCTCAATGCCGCGCGTGAGCAGAATCCACCAGCCAGTATCGCGGAAGTGCAGGCGGCGCTGGCGGTGGTCCCCAACGATGACGTGCCGTGGGGTGATTGGAATCGCATCGGCATGGCGGTGTTTTCCAACTCGCCTGATGCTGATGGGCTCGATGCCTTTGATGCGTGGTCACAGAAATCGAGCAAATACGATCGCCACAGGACAGCCGATAAGTGGCGCGCCTTCAAGGGTTCACCACCACGCAATATCAGCGTTGGTACAATATTCTGGCTGGCCACCGAAGCGGAAGCCGATTGGCGCGACAGCATTGAAGACGAAGACGAAGACGAAGACGAAATAGGGGAAGCGCCGCAAAGCAACGGCCACGACAAGGATGCGCGGGTTCACAAAGCCCGCTTGATGCAGACTAGCACGCAATTCGTTGCTGGCTTCGTGCCACCGGATTATCTGATCGATGGCTTGTTGCAACGACGCTATGTCTATTCATTCACGGGGCCAACCGGCTCCGGCAAGACCGCGATCGCGCTATTGCTGACAATGCATGTCGCCTATGGTCTGTCACTCGGCGATCGCGCCGTCGAGAAGGGCCGCGTGCTGTTCTTTGCCGGCGAAAATCCAGACGACATTCGCACGCGTTGGATCAGGGTGTGTGAAGAATTTGGCGTGGAGCCAGAGACGGACGCGGTGGACGTAGTGTTCATGCCGTTCACGCCGAAGCTGTCGGAAAAGAAAATCCGCCAACAGATCGATATCGAGGCGATGGAGCATGGACCGTTCGCGCTGCTGATCGTCGACACCAGTGCGGCGTATTACAGTGGCGACGACGAGAACGATAATAAGAAGTTGGGCGACCACGCGCGATTGTTGCGCTCGTTCGTGAATTTACCGGGCGGGCCAACCGTCATCGTCACCTGCCATCCGACCAAGACTCCGGACATGGAAAATCTGCTGCCACGCGGCGGCGGCGCGTTCCTCGCCGAGGTTGACGGCAATCTGGTTTGCATCAGTGACAGCAGTAGCAAGACCGCGATCGTCACCACCCACGGCAAATTTCGCGGGCCCGAGTTCGTGCCGTTCAATTTCAAACTGACGGCTTCGACCAGTGACAAGCTGGTCGACAGCAAGGGGCGTTCGGTCTGGACCGTGACCGCGCAACTGATCGACGATGACGAACTGGATGAGATCGCGGCGCAGGAGCACACGGGTGAGAACTTGGTGCTGGTGGCGATGTCGGAATTGGCAGTCAATAGTTCACTCAACGATATTGCCGAGCATCTCGGCTGGCGGACCACAAAAGGCGACCCCAACAAGCAACGGGTGCAGCGCTCGATGTTGAAATTAAAACGAGCCAAACTGGTCGAGACGCGGCGCAACGGGCGCTACATCCTGACCAAAAAAGGCGAGCGGGAAGTGGATGTCCTGTTGGGCCGCGAAAACGCTGATTCTGAATAATGAGCAAACAAGCCTACCAGAAGTTGAAAAAGCGGACGAAAAGCGGACGGTGATTCAGACGAAAGAGGATTAGGCATTGAAAACACATAATAATTTCCCCTGTTTGTTTGCGGACGGTCGCCCCACGGGGAAGCTCTCTAGGCTTCCCCAGTGGGGACCGTCCGTCCGGGTAAGTTTACTAAGGGGGGTCAAAAGACGGTCGAAATTGGTTAACCTACTGCTACTAAAGGAGAAATTCCTCTCCGTGCCACCGGACGATAAGGCCTGTTTGTTGGTCAAGAAAATTGGATTCTGGTTGTGCTGAAATTGGGGGCTGAAAAGGGGGGTAAAATCCGTGTTGAATGGAGAGGGAGAGACCACGATGACGGAAAGAGAATTTGGCGAGGAGATGCTGCCGATATTACGACAATTACGGGCCGTCCTCGAAACCGTAGCAGACCCTATCCAGCAGCAAGCCAGCATCGAGTTGTTGCTGGCGTGGCATGCCATGCGGATGGGTGACGCTTTCACTGCCTGCAAAGTCGTCGATGGTGTCTGTAAGCATGCCAAGCAGTTCATCACCAACAACATCGCGATGTTAATGGATGGGGAGCATCGATCATGAAGTGGGCGTCTGCGGTTGGTCGCGAGCAGGGCGAGATCGTTAGGCTCGAATGATGAAGTTGAATAAAAAAGGTTTGCAGGAAGCGTTGGCGAGTATCGGCGAGGCGATCAAGCGCTGGCGCGGCATGGAGCAGCAAGCCGTTGCTGATGCGGATCGCGCCGAGCAATGGTTGAACAGCGTGCGGTCGAGCATCGGTCATGCGGAAGTGTTTCAGGCCGAGTACCGCAGTCAGCTTGCCGCCCTGGAAAAAGCCGAGCGAGAAAAAGTTGAGAGAGAAAAATGAAAACCGAGCGACAGCGTATGGCGGCGGACGAGCGTAGGAAAAAACTGCGCGCTAAGTCACGTTCGGAGTTGATGGTGTTGCAGGGTGATCTGGTGAGAATGCTGGATCGTTATCTCAATTTGCAGTATGGCGATCCGGCGAGTGGTCGGCGGAGTGGCGTGCTGGATGGTCCGGCGATTGCGCGCATGGCGGCGGCGGCGACGTTGCTGGCGTTGTTGTCGTCGAAGGTGCGGTCGGGGTCGCAGGGCTACACGCGGATCAGCAAGCGGCTACAAAAAATACGAAAAAAGGATGCGGGGAATGGCGTTTTGGTCGGTGGTGCAGACCGAGCCGCAACGTGAGCAAGTGGCCGCGTATAATTTACGCGCTGCCGGATTTGAAATCTATCTGCCGCGAATTCGCGTCATGCGGGGAGCGCGGTCACGCATCGTGCCGTTGTTTCCAGGTTATTTGTTTGTCGAGATCGATGCGCAGTGGTGGTCAGTGCGTTGGACGGTTGGTGTGGTGCGGGTGTTGATGGCCGACAGCGCGCCGGCCAAGGTGAGCCGAGAGGTGGTGGTGATGATTCGCGAACGTGAGGATGACGAAGGTCTGGTGCAATTACCGCAAGCGCCGGGATTGAGTGCGGGCGATGCGGTCAAGGTCGCGCATGGTCTGTTTGAAGGCCAGATTGGCATTTATCAAGGCACATCGGGTGCCAGTCGAGCGCGGATTTTATTGGCGTTGTTGGGTCGCGAAGTCTCGGTGCTGCTGCGTAGTGTCGATGTTGAGTCGATTAAATCGATCAAGCCGGCAAGCAAGAAGTCGAGCTAGCAGGCTTGCGCTGATTATTGTCCAGGGTTTAGGGTGCCCAGAATGGAGTCGGCTTTGTTGCCGACTGCGTTGCGCAGCGCGCTGGGAAAAGTTTTTTCCGCTAATCTTTGCAACATCCCTGTCAGGAGAGCGGCGGAAGAAGTGGCGGAGCGTCGGACGCCTTTTCGTTTTGTTGCTGTGCTGGTGTAGGCCCCTCCTTAGCAGGCAAGGCAGCTTGGCGTTAAGGTGTTCGACGTTTCGTCAAACAAAAGGTGTCTCGTCAAACAAGGGTTTGCCGCCTGATGGCCAAGCACACCAATGTTGCTAATGCGTGGTACGGCCTCGCGCGCTGGAAGAAGCGTCGCAAGGCGCAGCTTCGGCAGCATCCGCTTTGTGCGCTTTGTCTGCAGCGGCTTTTGGTGGTGCCGGCGACCGTGGTTGACCATGTCGAGCCGCATCAGGGTGATCGTCATAAATTTGAATTTGGGAAATTACAAAGCCTGTGTGCGCTCTGCCATGACAGCGTCAAGCACACGATCGAGAGCAGAGGCTATTCGATCGAGATCGGGCTGGATGGTTGGCCGATAGACAAGCTGCATCATCCTGCTTATGCGCGAAAACCTTTGTCGTAGTGGCAGCGTTCAACGATAGACCTGTGCTTAGTGCTTTGGTCTTTGCTGTGCTGTTCACGCTTTACGTGGTCTTGATGGTTGTGATCGTTTGGGAGATGCCGGTTGTATTGTTGATCCTGCTGGGTGTGTGGATTGCTTGGTGTCTCACTCAATAGGTGCAGTGTAATAGTGTAGCGTAATCAATGGGTTAGTTATTGAATAAATTAAATAGTGCAATATAATCAATGAGTTAGAGTTGTTTGTTTGTGTGTATTTGGTTTCAGAATCGATGGGGACTACCCTCCTAAAATGGCCTTAAATAGGTATGACTTCTTATGTGGGGCAGGGGGGCATTCCTAAAAAGGTATGGGGGTAGGGAAGGTCCGGCGCGGCGGCGCGACAGGATTGCAACCTACTTTTATTCCTACAACCTACTTAAGTCATTGAAATCATTGATGTTTTTAGGGTGAGGTTTTATCAGGTTGTACTCGAATCGGGAACGGGCCCTCATGTTCCGCTCTTGTTCTTTTGGACCCTCCTGAGACCCCAGTCCTGGGAACCTTTTATTTTTAATGTTTTCAGTGGGTTAGCCTGGGATACAAGTCCGTTTGGAAAAGGGATTAAAAGGACAAAAAGGCCGTTTTTACGAGTTAAATCCTGGGACTAAATGGCAATCAACAAACCCTTGATAATCAAGGGTTTTTCGCTATTGGGCCCCGAAGAGCAAACAAACAAAGAGGGCGTTTACCACGATGAAAAAGGGCGGTCGCAGGAGCTACGCGGAACAGCGGATTAACGCGGCGGTGGTGCCGGGAGTACGCGAGCCTGCGCCGGCCGATCTCGAACCGGAGGCGGTAGCGCTCTGGAATGGGATCGTGCTGCGCCTGCCAGCCGAGTTCTTCACGATCGAAACGCTGCCGCTGCTAAAGGCTTATTGCCGTCACGCGATCTACGCCGACCAGTTCGCCGCCCAGATCACGGCGCTGCAGGGGGCGATCGCCCGGGTCGCGGCCGGGGAGGATGTCGGGGTGGACGGGGTGGACGAGGATGTGACGGGGTTGGATGAGAAGGGGGCAATCAGCGACCAGGACGCGCCGCACCCGGTTCGGCAGCGAGCGCGCCGGCTAGCCAAGATGCGACAGGCGTTGCATGCTCTGCACAAGATGCACGGCACCGAGACCGATCACGCGGTTTCGGTGGCGACCAAATTGCGTATCACCAATCAGTCGCGCTTCGTGACCGAGCGGGCTGGCACGCAGGCTCGCGCGGGTAACCGCGTCGGGTTGCCGCCGTGGGCTGATTGGGGTGATGCGGCGGATCAGGAGCAGGAGAATTGAGCGTGAAGCGCCCTTCCAAATTCATGTTGCGCCTGCAGGCCGATGCCCGCGACGAAGAGCGACGTCGGCAACAATCGGCGAAGGCGGCAGCGAAGAAACCCGCAGATAAATCAAAGCCGGCGGGCGATCCCGAGCGGGAGCCTGATCCCGAGGACGAGGAAGCCGACCCGGAGCGGGAGCCTGATCCCGAGGACGAAGAGCCCGACATCGAGCAGGAGCCCGATCTCGAGGACGAAGAGCCTGATATCGAGCGGGAACCTGATATCGAGCAGGAGCCCGATCTCGAGGAAGAATCTGAGCAACTTGTGCAACAATCTGTGCAACGAAGTGCGCAACTTGCACACCGATTTGTGCAACGGGGTGAGCAACTTGCGCACCGAAGTGTGCAACTTGCGCACCAAAGTGAGCAACCTGCGCACCGAAGTGAGCAACTTGCGCACCAAAGTGAGCAACCTGCGCAACCGAAGAAGCGAGGCCGGCCGAAGGGGTCGAAGGCACCACCGAAACAGTCGAATGTGGAGGTGATTGCTTCCATCGCGCGCATGGCCTTGAGTGAGACACGAGCGCCGCCAACCGCCAGGGATATCATTCGTTGGATTGAGACGAAGTGCTTCGTTCCCGAAGGCAAGTTGATCGGCAAGCCATTCCGACTCGACGAGTGGCAGAAGATTGAGTTGCGCCGCATCTATGACAATCCCGCTGGCACGCGGCGCGCCATCTTGAGTTTTGGTCGCAAAAACGGCAAAAGCTCGCTCGCCGCCGTGCTGTTGTTGGTGCATCTGTGCGGGCCGATGGCGCGGCCCAATGGTCAATTGTTTTCGGCGGCGCAGTCGCGGGAGCAGGCCGCGCTGATATTCAATCTGGCGGCCAAGATCGTCCGCATGTCGCCGGCTCTGCGCGATAGCGTTAACGTGAAAGACTCCACCAAGGAGTTGGACTGCTTCGGGCTCGGCACCCATTACCGGGCGCTGTCGGCGGAAGCCTCGACGGCGTTCGGTCTGTCGCCGGTCTTCATCGTGCATGACGAACTCGGACAGGTGCGGGGCCCGCGCAGCAAGCTCTATGAAGCGCTGGAGACCGCAACCGGCGCGCAGGATAACCCCCTGTCGGTGATCATCTCGACGCAAGCTCCCGCCGACACTGACCTGCTGTCGATCTTGATCGAGGACGCGCTTGGTAGTCATGATCCGCGTGTGGTCTGCAAGCTTTACACTGCGCCGATGACGGCTGATCCATTTGATGACGAGACCATCAAGTTGGCCAATCCGGCCTGGAATACATTTCTCAATCCGGTCGAAGTGCGCGCGATGGCCGACGACGCCAAGCGCATGCCTTCGAAGGAATCCGAATATAGAAACCTGATTTTGAACCAACGGGTCGAGGCCCTGGCGCAATTTATCGCGCCTGCGGTCTGGGCTAAATGCGGTTCGCCGGTTGGTGATCTGACGCAATGTCGCGAGGTCTATGGCGGGCTTGATTTGTCCGAAGCCAATGATCTCACGGCCCTGGTCTTGATTGGCAAGATCGATGGTATCTGGCACGCGCGAGCGTGGTTCTGGTTGCCGCACGAGAACCTTGCCGATCGCGCTCGCAACGATCACGTGCCCTACGACCAATGGCACAAGGATGGCTTGATCGAAACGGTTGAGGGTAGCGCTATTGGCTATGACAAGGTCGCGCCCCGCGTGATCCAAATTCTGGAGCAGCACAAAGTCCGCAAGATTGCGTTCGACCGCTGGAATTTCAAACACTTCCGGCCTTGGCTTGTTGCCGGCGGCGTTCCCGAGCATGTCATTGTCAAGCAGTGGGAAGAGTTCGGACAAGGCACGGCGTCGATGTCGCCCGCGTTGCGTGAGCTTGAGGGCTTGATTCTCAATCGCGCGCTCGCGCACGGTAACAACCCGGTGCTCAACATGTGCGCCGCCAATGCGGTGGTGATCGAGGGTCGTGAAGGGGCGCGCGATGTTGGCAAGGACTCCGCTAATCGCCGGCTGTCAAAGAAACGCTCGACCGGCCGCATCGATGGACTCGTCAGCCTTGCGATGGCCGTGGGTGTCGCGCCGCTGGCCAAGGCGAAAGTTGATATCGCAGCTTTAATTGGTTAGTTTGTTTGTGGGAGATTTGACATGCAGCCACTCACCGCGATGTCGACGGAGCGCGGGTTCAAACGCAATCCGTTGCCGCTACCGCCGGGCAATCTGTTTACGCGTCTGTTGACGGCCAAGGCAGTCGCCAGCTTGCGGCGGGAGCGGGTCGAGGATGTCATCACCGAGCTATGGCCGAACGACGTGGTGTTGCGCGCTGCGGTGGCTCCGGCGATGACCAGCGTCGTCGGTTGGGCGGCGGAATTGGCGCAGAAGCGGGTTGCTGATGCGCTTGCCGCGTTGGGTCCGGCGTCCGCCGCCGCGCAAGTGATGCGGCGATGTTTGACCTTGGATTGGAACGGCGCGGGCAGCATCAGTGCGCCCAGCTTTATCGCCAGTGCTGCCAATAGCGGCTTTGTTGCCGAAGGGCAGCCGATTCCAGTGCGGCAATTAGCGGCCACGGGTGCGCAACTGCTGCCCTACAAGTTGGCGTCGATTGCCGTGCTGACGCGCGAGATGGTGGAAAGCTCGAACGCCGAACGGTTGATCAGCGACGCATTAATCTATTCGTCTGGCTTGGCGCTGGACGCCGTGTTTTTTGGTTCCGCTGCGGCGACGGCGGCGCAGCCCGCCGGCATTCGCAACGGTATCGCGGCCTCGACGACCAGCAACAACTCTGATGCGTTCGGGGCTTTTTTCGAAGACATGGCCACGCTGTTCAACGCGGTTGGTTTGGTCGCCAATGCGGGGCCGGTTATTGTCGTGGCGTCGATTGGTCGTGTCGCCAGTGCCAGCGCCCGCTTTGGTGACGTCAAGCAAGGCGAAAGCCCGTTGGTCATTCCGGTGGCATCGGCGGCTGTGGGCAATGACCTGATTGTCATCGCGCCGCAGGCGCTCGTTGCGGCGATCGGTGATCCCAGCGTCGAGGCTTCCAAGGCGGCTTCGCTGGTGATGGATAGCGCGCCGGTCACGCCCGACACGACGCAGTCAACCAAGGAAATGTTTCAAACGGATTCGCTGGCCTTGAAAATGCGCTGGCCGGCGTCATGGGCACTGCGCAATCCGGCGGCGGTGGCGTGGCTGACGCCAAGTTGGAAATAAGTAAATAGTTGATCATGGAAAACGGTAAGGCGCATTATGCGCAATTCGAGCCGCCGGAATTGCCGCCGATCGTGGCAGTGGAGCCGTTGTTGAATGGCTGGCGCGGGCTGACGCAAGACGGCATGATTCTGAATGTTGAAGCCGCGCCGGGTAACGGCAGTATCGAAATTCCGTTCGGTGGTCGGGTTTCAGTCAATCGCAACGGCGAGCACATCGGCTATCGAGAAATCCCGCAGCAATCATCGCCTGGATTGATCGACCGTTACACGTGTTGTCTCGACATAGCGGTGAATGCCATGCAGGGCAATCACCCGCACAATGCATTAGCCGCGATCGAGACCGCGATGTCGATCGTTCCGACGCTAACGACGCATTACAATCGCGGCATGATCCTGCTGGAGCTAGGCCGCTGGCAAGAAGGCTTTGCCGAATATGCCGAGGCCATCGAGTATCCTGGTTCGGCGTTCGCGCGTCCGCAATACGCTCGCTGCATCGACTTTGGGCTTAAGCGTTGGCGTGGCGAGGACATCATTGGCAAGCGGCTGTTGCTGATTCACGATCACGGTTTTGGCGACAGCATTATGGTGTTGCGCTATGTGTCGATGCTCAAGGCTGCAGGCGCGCATGTGACATTATGGGTGCCGCCAGAACTCGAACGATTGGCGCGGCAATGTGCGCCGGTTGTGAATGCGCCGGTTGACGCGGATTATTTCTGTTCGTTGTTGTTCTTGCTGCAAACGCTGGGACAATCTCCAACGTCAATTCCGCTGCGCCCGTATCTCAGTGTTGATCCCGATCTGGTCGATGATTGGCGGCGGGTGATCAAAGCCAATGGTCGCCGCACGATCGGTGTTGCTTGGAGTCCGGGCGTTACCCATGAGCGGGATTATCCGCGTGCGATTCCGCTTGAGCAATTGGTCAGGGCAATGCCCGATGATCGTTTGATCAGCGTGCAGCAGAATGCGGTCGAGGAGGCGGAAGCGCTCGGCGTCGAGCATTATCGGTTTGAGGATTTTGCCGATGCCGCCGTGCTGATGTCGTGCTGCGATGAGATCATCACGATTGACACGGCAGCGGTGCATCTGGCCGGCGCGATCGGGCATAAAAATATAACGCTTCTATTGAGTCACTGGCACAGTTGGCGTTGGCGGTCACTGCTCTATCAGAATCTTAAAATCTGCACACAAGATACGCCCGGTGACTGGGATAGCGCGCTAGAAAAAATGCATCACTTGTGAGAGTGATGCATTTCCTTGCCAGCCTTGCTTTGCTTTGCCGTGCCACGTCCCGCCGAGCCGAGCCAAGCCGGCCTCGCCTTGCCAAGTGAGAACTCTTAGCATGTCCAATTTGCAGTTCGCAAGGAATAAACAAATAACTTGGTATCAGAATCGATTTGAAGTTTTGCGGCACGCTGCAGCGATCGCACCAGCGGACGGAATGATTCTCGAATTTGGTGTTGCCAGCGGCACGACAATTCGGTGTCTGGCGGGAAGCGCACCGTTGCTTGATCGCGTTATCTATGGCTTTGATTCGTTCCAGGGATTACCTGAGCCCTGGGGAGATTATCAAGCTGGCCACTTCGCTTGTGACATTCCCGAGGTGCCTAATAGCTGCGAACTCATGATCGGATTGTTCAAGGATACGTTGCCGCATTTTTTGGAAACTCATCCTGGTGATATCGCGCTGTTGCACCTCGATGCTGATCTCTACAGTTCAACGTGGACGGTGCTTGAACATCTTATGGCGAGGATCGTTCCCGGCACGGTGATCGCGATGGATGAATATTTTATTTCGATCGATCAGGAGCAGCGTGCCTTTGCAGAGTGGTTGGCCAAAACAAAGCGCACTTGTCGGTACGAAGCCAGAGCGACCGAGCAATTGTGCGTCACGATGACGAGCTAAGCTCGATTCCATGGATGCAGCGGATCGATCGGAAAGCCGTTCTGGTCGCAGCCGCGTTTGAGGATTCCTGGATCGTCGTTGCGCTCGCGCGCTAGCCATTTGTCAACTAGCGCAAAGTGGTGGGCGCGCACGTTTTGCCGATCGGGATCATTGATGATCCGTTGCTGTAATTGGTCGCGGCTTGGCAGCAGCAAGATCAGGTCATTGGGTTTGACGTTGAGAATGTTGCACCACCACTGGCGCAGGCTGATGGATGGCGCGCCGATGATGACCCAAGCTGTACGTGTCGCTGGCATCTTGGCAAGGTTGGCAAGGCGTGCGTTTCGGATGCGGAGGAATTCGCTGACTTCGCTGTCGGGTCGATCGCGGTCGAAGCCTAGTTCACGGGCGATGGCGTCAATATCGATCAGGATATCAGTGGGTTGGGCGTGGGCTCTGACGTAGGTCGATTTGCCGGCCGCAGGCGGGCCGCACACCAACCGCACCCGGCAGGTGGGCCGGGGCAGATCGGGCCGGGCGAGGTCGCCATAGTTCAGCATTCCGTCGTTATAGCGCGCAAAGCGTTGAAGAAATAGGCGATCGATGTTATCTTCAGTGCATGGACAACAAACAAACCACGCCGACGCCAAGCTCGACTTCGGTCGAGACGCCGGAGGAGCGCGAGAAGTTGTTGGCTCCGTTGGATCAGCGGGGCCGCGATTTGATCCAGCGCGTGCTGACGCAGTATCCGGAATTGACCACGGCGGAAGCGATCGAGCACTGCCAGGAGATGGGCGGCTTGTAGAGCGTCTCGGCGGTGCCGGGCATGATGTATCCGACGAGGCGCGCGATGAGCGTGGTCGTTGGAGCAGCGGAGCCGGCGATAGCGACTATTCCAGTGCAGCGCCCGGCAAGCTTGCGAAAGACAAGCATGTCGCGGCGGTCTTTTCGCTCAATCCTGCCGGCGAGAACGCCGCCGAAAAAGCCGGCCGCACTCCGCTTACCTTCCATAGTCTGACAGCGGACGGCAACGAGCGTTTTCACGACGCGATCACGTCTGCCAAAGAATCCCTTAAATTTGGTGCATCGGTTCACGCTTATAACGCGGATGAATATCGCGATTTGCGCATGTTCGTGACGCCTGATGACGGGGCGGGTTTTGCGCTCAAGTCTGACGGCGATATCGTTTCGGCGTTCAGCAGCAAATCAAAAGTAAAACGCGCGGGCGATTCCATTCTGGCGCTGGCAGTGCAACAAGGCGGGCGCAAGCTCGACGCTTTCGATACGGTGCTGCCGGCCATCTACAGCGACAACGGCTTTCGTGCGGTCGCGCGTCTGCCTTGGAATGAAAAGTACAAGCCGGATGACTGGGATCACGACACCTTCAAGAAGTTCAACGGCGGACGGCCGGATGTCGTGTTCATGGTTTACGATCCGGATCACACCGGAGCTTATAAAGCCGGCGACGGCAAACGCGTAAAGACGTACGAGGAAGGTGCCGCCGCGCAAGACGCCGCGCTGAAAGCGATTGCCGCCGACAGTAAGCATCCTGGTCCTGGATATTCTTCGCACGCCAGAGTCGATAAGGACGGCGTGATCCATACCAGCAATGTTTATGACGCGCAGCGTGCTCTGTTCGAGAATCGCAAGGTCGAGCTTACCCAGGTCAAGCAGATTTCGACGCTGATCAAGCGGCTGGGCGAGACTGCGGCCGAGATGGCTGAGCAGGGTGAGACCGCGCCGACGTTCAATCTCTGCAATGTCAGCGTCAGAGGGAGCAATTTATTCTGCGCCGATCAGATCGGCATGAGTCGCGTCGAGATGCCGGTGATCCGTGCGGGCGCGACCAAGGATTTTATCAAGTATCTGAAGAAGCAAGGTTACGATGTCGAGAAGGGCACCGAGGAATCGCGCAACTTGCGCGCCTCGCAGAACGAGATCAGCGGCTCCAAGGTCGCTGCCGCGATGGCGAAGATCAAGGATCGCGGTGGTTTCTATAAGCGGTTGGTGATATCGCGTGACAATTACATTCTCGATGGTCATCACACTTGGGCCGGGCAATTAGGGCTTGACGCGCAAGACAACGATTTGAAAAACGATGGTCGTACCGTCAAGGTTGCGCGGGTTGATATTTCGATCACCAAGCTGATCGCGGAAGCCGAGAAGTGGACCGGGGGCAAAGGCAAGAAGCCCGCCAGTGAAGCGCCGAAAGGCTATCGGCTGATCACACTG